TTGCTTTCATTTATCTCTCCGCTATCAATGTATACAAATCGTCAATACGTTTTTCCATACGAGCCATAGAATCCTTCATTGAACTACCACCATTGGGTTTGAGTTCATTCAGATAATGTTTGACCATCCACCTTATGCCACCAGCAAATGCTGAGAAGATTGCTATGACGGCTACTGCCACTGTTAGATAGTCCTTGAATTGCATTATACTGTCCTGACTGTTATCTCTATGATGCCACCAAAACCATCAAAGCGTTTATCGGGCGGTGTCATACGGGTGAATGTAACTTGTTCGATTACTGCCTGTCGTGATTCTCCTGTTGTCAAGTCTTGCCAAGTCAGAACATCGCCTGTCTTTTCAATCTCTTCTAGCAATTGGATACGAGCATATGCTCTACCTTCATAGCCAACTACAGTATTAAACCTATCTGTTTCAATATCAAAACAGTAGACAGGAAAACGAATGACTCTATTGCGTGGAGATGCAATGGTTGCTTTGGCTTGGTAGCCCTTAAAGGTAGGACCAGTGGTTGTATCTGTTGTATCACGGTCAAGTGTAAACTTATATGCAAGGAACTCTTGCGCTGTCTCAGGCTGAGATGTAGTTACTTCTACCGCATCTACACCTGAGTTATATGTGATGTGGTCATACTGTGTTTCATTACCACTTGTCTCTGTAGCAAGAGATGATAATGTAAATCCACCAGATGTAAATGTGCCACGTCCAATAAGACGCTTGTAGTTCTTAGGCTCTAGGGTAGAGAATCTAATCTTACCTGTAGTTATAGAGCCAGATGTTGCTAAGACTGTAGTTGATTGAACGGCTATGCCGTTGCTGCCTGATGTAGTAAATGCTAGTTGGTTGGTGTTACCTATAAAGTCTACGCTAGTTGCGTATCCAGTAGCAGTACTGAGGTAGGTATCCTTAGCATAGGCAAAGCGTAGAGATTCAATTTCTGTGCCTAGGTCAATACGGTATAGCCCAGGAGATGTCCCAATTGTACCAGTTGCCCAGACATACTTATCGCGGAATGCAAAATCATAGACACCATTAGTGTCTTCAAATATCAATGGACCATAGGACAAGTCACCAGTTGTATCTGAGATACTAGCCACACGCATACCTTTATTGGTACCAATCATTAAGTAACCAAGGTAAGACTCAATCTTGTAGACTATCTCCCCAATAGGCAGTTGCGCTGCTACAATCCCTGATGTCAGGGTAGGCATAACACCAGCAGTAGATAGAACAAACTTGTAGATAGCAGAGTTACCACCAAGGTAACCAGCAGCATAGATAGCAGAGCCACCTTCAGAAATAGATGACCATACCCAGTCGGCATTAGGGTGTGTGTATGTAGCAGTAGGTAAGGCACGTGATGTGCCTTTAGTGCCAGTTAATTCATAAATACTATTAGCAACACCAGCAACTAGACGTTGCTTAACCCAAGCCATTACTACTCGTTCACTACCAGTTGCATAGTATTCTGAGTAGCCAGAAGCAGGTACTGCAATCTCACCTGAATAAATGTGGTCGTTATCGGCTACAAATAGATGTGCTCCATCAGTTGTAATTGCAAGTGTGGCAGTATCTAATCCAGCAGTAACTACGTGGCTATATGTAACAGCAGTACCAGTAGGAGTATAGTTTTTGATAGTTGTATTTGCTGGTGTCCAAGCAACAATTTTATCAGTTGAGCCATCTACTACAGAGATAAGTTTATATACACCAGTAGTAACACCAGTCATATTGGCTGTCTCTTTGAGGAGAGTTACTTGTCCCTTAGTCCATACATCTACATTGTCTGAGTCAGCAAAACGATAGTTAACTGTCTCACCCGCAGATGGGTCATAAAACTTAATGCCTGTGCCATTGTGGAAAGAAGACTGGCTTCTTAGCCAGAAACCAGTAAGTGATTGCTCACCTGGTTCTGCGCCGATGTCTGACTGTTCCTTACGAAACGGTGCAGTCTGGCGGATGTATGGACGAGCATCACTGATAGCGTAGAAGAATGGAAGCCCACCTACTGCCACATCATATGACTCGTTAGTGTTCTGCCAAGTAGAACTAGATGAAACAATACCTAAGTCAACAGCAATAGCACGACCAATGCTGGCAGTTGCAGAGCCTCTACCTTCGGTTATATCTCTCGTTGCCACTATTGCTCCTTAGTTTTTCTACCCCAGGATATTTTATCCCAGATTCTTTCGTGCCAATAATAAATACCAACTTTAACTAATGTCTCCCAGAACGCAATAAGTGCAGATAAACTGCCATTACCAGTAATGGCATAGGCAACAGCAAAAGAACTTAATGTTCCAAAAATTCTATAACTAAGTGATTTAGTAAATGAACGTGCCTTAGTTACTTTCACAGCCCCAACTTTTTTCTTTTTTGTGTAGCGGAAATAGATTGAAGTTCTTGTGAAAGTTCTACTTGTTCAATTTTATAGCCAACATCACGACCATAAACTATGTTAGTAATGTTAGGCATTTTTACTATAAAGGCTGCTGGTAGTTCCTGTCTAATTCGTCTAGCCACTTCTGAAAAAACCAACGGGTCTTTTTCACTAGTGCCGTGCGTATCTCTGATAGCGACCATAACTTGTGATGTTCGTTCACCCGCTGCCTCCCATAGTGCTTGATGCCCTTCGTGCCAAGGCTGATAGCGGCCAAGCAATAGGGTTGTAGGTGCCTTCCAGTCGTGTAAACCAGATTGAGCAATAATTAAATCTGTTTGACCTTTGCTGTCATAAGATATAAAATGATAATCAAACTCAATAGGTATTTCCCACAATTTATTTGTATCTTCAAAACGACTTTTGGTAAGAGTGTCCATCCAAATACAAATGTCAGGTTTGCCAAAGGCTATGCGAGTAGCAAGAGTAGGGCAAATAAAATCAATAACAACATTTAAGCCTTGACTAGATAACATCTTAGCCATTTCACCCAAACGGCGGGAATGTTCAACTCTGTCCTCAGGCGTAAAACCTAAATCAGAATTAATAGTTGCCCGTACATAATCAGCATTTATATGCACAGCATTAATACGGTCAGCCAGAGCGGTAGCAAGTGTTGTCTTACCACTACCAGGCAAACCTATAATTTGTATAATCATTTTTGTCCCTTTTGTTTTAATTTTGTATATAATTCTTGTGCTTTATTAAATGAATATAATGGATAAGATTCACGTGTAGAATTTTTACTTAAACTTGAGTAGTTAATTTTTATAGGTTCTATTCCTACAATATTGCCAATACACTCTACCGTTTGTTCAGTTTTGTTTGTTAAATCTTCAAAAAAAATCCAACGCTCAGGACTTGTTTTATCTAAAACTGCATTGTGAAAACGCAACCACCATCTTTCGCAAGCATCTTTATCAAATTCTTGAAAAAAATTCATAAAACTAGAAATAGAAACATTGGGATTTCTAATAAGAACAAAGTGTTCTTTGGTCAAAACTGGAACACTATGAGTAAAGGGAGTTACAAACGCCTGTGGGAAAGCATTTTCTAAAACTTGTTGAGTAAATACATTACCCGAACGAGGAAACCCATCTATGTAAATTCTATCCATTGGTCTGTTTTGTAATCCCAATTCCACGCGGTTGAAACATCAGGTTTTTCTGGACGCAATATCCAGTTAATCTGTAACTCACTCCAAACATAATCGCCTTCTTCCGTTGGCTCTGATATAGGGGGAACCCATTGAAAAGTATGCTCGTCTATAACCCAAGAAGCAAATGGAGTTGGAGGAAGAAAGGCATCACGGACTTCATCGTAGGTGAATCCGATACTAGCGTAGTTCTTACGAATGTTACCATTATAAGAGGTACGCTTGCAGACTTGACCACGGAAGTTTCCATACCAAGTTTCTGTATCTAAACCTTCAATGGTTTGTGATTCGTCAATACCAGTAATTACTTCTGTAACTATATTATTTTTATCTAAGAATGCGTAATGTGCCATTATGCCCAACTCACATTTCCTGTACCAGCAGTAATTGTTGTAACCTTAAATCCACCGCTAGGTGCAGGCGTAGAACCTGTTAATCCTGCACCAATTGTTATTGTTTTTGTATCTGGGTATTTAAGAATAACTATTCCAGAACCACCAGAACCACCAGAGTATTGCCCGTTTGACCTACCAGCACCAGAACCTCCACCGCCAGTATTAACAGTTCCATCAACTCCAACAGGGTTGCTTAAACCTCCACCACCGCCTGTTCCACCAGCAGCGCCTTGTTCGTTGTTATTTCCACCGCCACCACCACCACCTGCATAAGTTACAGAAGAACCAGTAATTGATGAGGCTGTTCCATTACCACCATTGCCATTAGCGCCAACACCACCATTAGCACCAGAAGCACCGCCTCCGCCACCACCACCTGCTCTACTTACTTGACTTTTACCGTTAGCGCCTTGAGACGGAGATGTAGAAGGCGTATTACCAGAACCACCTGCGGTTAGATAGCCATTACCTGCACCACCACCTGCACCACCACTACCACCTGCTCCATTAGCATTAGAAGAACCACCACCAAACCCACCACCAGTAGAGGTTATAGTTGCAAAAACAGAATCATCTCCCTTTCCGCCAGCATTTCTTGAACCTCCCCCACCGCCACCTGCTCCAACAGTTACTGTATAGTTAGTGCTTAATGTTGCTAAGAATCCTGTGTCAGTACGCATACCACCAGCACCACCGCCACCAGCGCCAGGGTTATCGGCAGTACCAGTTCCACCACCACCACCACCACCTGCTACAACGAGATACTCAACAGATAAAGTTGCAGGGGCAAAAGTACGCAATCCACCATATCCACGTGCTGAAGCCCCTGCTAATGTACTAACAATTGGTGACATTAAACTCCCCTTAGGCGAACTTAGTTTGTGTTTCTAAAACAGTAAATGTAGCAGAAGCAGTTTTAATAATAGTAAAAGAATATGCATCAATAGATGAAGCATTACCAGCAGTAATAGCAGCAGGAACCTTAGGAGTTACTGAAGAACCATCAATCTGAAATGCGCTTGGATAGTAAGCAGTTGTTCCATTTGTGTTAAGCCAAACAACAGTAAGTGCATCACCTGTATTCATAAAAGTATTTAATGAAACGGTACTTGAGTATCTAAAATTAAGGGTATGGTTTGCTGTTGCATTTGTCGTGTAGTACCAAATTGACGCAGTTCCAATCTCAATGTTAATTGTTCCTGTTGCCGCTGCTGCAACAACATTGACATCTTCGTTTAAGCCTTTAACTATGTTATCGGCAATAGTTCCAGTTGCAACATTAGATACATTAAGACCATTATTAATTGCTGTATTAATTGTTGGACTTGTAAGAGTTTTATTAGTAAAAGTATCTGTAGTTGCTTTACCAACCAAGGTATCGGTTGCTACTGGCAAAGTCAAAACTGAAGTACCAGCCGTAGCGCCCGAAACTATTGTGGTTGTGCCAGAGGTAGAGCCAGATAATTTAACTCCAGTACTTCCAAAAGTAGGTAAGGTAGCAAAAACTAATGACCCAGAACCAGTCTCATCTGAAATAACGCCTGCTAATTCTGCAGATGTTGTTGCAGCAAGAGTGGATAATTTATCTGTAGTTACCACTAAAGTCTTGGTTGATGGAATAGTTGTGCCATTGATAGATGTAGCAGTAGCCACACCCAACACAGGAGTTACAAGAGTAGGGCTGGTATCTACTACAAACTTAGTACCAGTACCAGTCTGAGATGCAATAGATGTTGCTGCGCCTACTGAGGTAATAGGACCAGTTAAGTTTCCTGGAGCAATAACTGCTGTGTCAATATAACCTTTAGTTGCGGCATCTGTAGATACTGTTGGTGTACCAAGACCAGTAATTTTGTTAGTACCCATAGCAATAGCACCAGTCATAGTGCCACCTGCAAGAGGTAATTTGCCAGCAAGTGCAGTAGTTATTGTTGTTGAATAATTAGCATCATTGCCTAGGGCGCTTGCTAATTCATTAAGAGTATCAAGTGCTCCAGGAGCACCATTAAGAAGGTCGGTAAGTTCTGTTTGCACATAAGCAGTTGTAGCAATTTGAGTTGTATTTGTATTAGCAGCAGCAGTAGGTGCTAAAGGAACACCAGTTAGTGTAGGACTTGCTAATGGAGCATAGGTACTTGCAGCAGTAGTAGTTGCTAACTTAGAATCTATTTGAGTTTGAATAGCAGAAGTAACTCCATCAACATATCCAATTTCAGTTGATGATACAGTTGAGGATATACCAAGTTTTGTCCAGTCAATTGCTGCTGCCGTATTTATATCGGCATTAACTATCGTATCGTTTGCAATATCAGCAGATGTAATAGTTCCTGCAAGGGATAACTTGCTATAAGCAATTGCAGCAGAGGCATTAACATCAGCATTAACAATGGTTCCATCTGCAATCATTGTGCTAGTTACTGTGCCAGTATCGCTAGTCTTAACTAGAGTTGCACTTGATGGAATTGTTGTTCCGTTGATGCTAGTTGCTGTTGCTACACCAAGGACGGGTGTGACCAGTGTTGGACTAGTAGCAAATACTAAATCACCAGTACCTGTTTCACCAGTAACTGCAGCGGCTAGGTTTGCGCTAGATGGAGTTCCAAGGAATGTAGCAACTCCAGTACCTAGTGAAGTAATACCAGTACCACCATTGGCTACTGGCAGTGTGCCAGTTACACCTGTTGTTAGTGGTAATCCAGTTGCATTGGTTAAAACACCAGATGCAGGTGTGCCTAAGGCTGGGGTGGTTAGGGTTGGTGCAGTTAAAGTTTTGTTAGTTAAAGTCTGTGTGTTAGTTGTACCTACTACTGCTCCAGTTACACCGTGTGCTGTAGTTGTATTCTCAGCGTGCGTATTAGCCTCAGTTAGGTCACGACCAATAACCATATGTCGAACAATGGCACCAGCAGAGTGGGCTACACCAGTTGAACCATCAATGCCTCTAGCAATAGTAAGTGTGTTACCTGATGCATAGTTACTGACATCTACAATTTCTTCAAGGGCCGTATCAGGGTCAATGACAACTGTATAGGTTTCACCTACTGCGGGTGTCTTACCACCCATTAGGTTGGAACCAGAACCTACAGTCATAGTTGTATCACCAGAGGTGATTCCGCTACTTAATGTAGTTTGCTGGGCTCGGGACGAGTATTTTCTAGTTGTCATTTATCTGCCTATCAAAGGGAGTAGTGGACACGGATAGGATATTTGTCTTGCTGTTTCTTAATCTCTTCATTTAATCGTTGATTAAACAAAGCGTAAACTTGCTTAGTAAGTGATTGAGATGAACCGTACGGACGCTTGGAATCTGTCTCATCTGCCTGTGGGCTAACCATTGACGCACGTGCTGGGTCAAGGTTAGACAACAAACGATAAGTAGCACCAAGAATAACTAAGTCTTTACAGGATACTGGAAGTCCAGATATTGTTTCAAAGACCTGTGCATTAGTTAATGCGGTTGTTGACAAATCTGAAAAAGGAACTGGGTTAGTAGAATACACAACTTGAACAGTACGTCCTGAAGGGATGTAATCATAGATAGATAAAGTTTGACCACTAGTAAATGCTGTTGTATTAGCATTACCATCAAAACGATAATTGCGAATAGGAATCCATTCTTTACTTGCACCTAGTGCTTGGTATGCAACAGCAAGAATGCCACGAATGCTTAGCGTAGTGGAAGTGCCAGAAGGCAATCTAAAGGCTGAGACTGCAGAGTTAGATGTAATAGTAGTTGTGTTGGCTGCAAAAATAGATGAGCCAATCGCACTGATAGTATCATTGATTGCTCGTTTAATTGTAAAGCGTGGAAAGGTAGGTGCAATAGTAACCTTAGTACCTGCCGTGTGTGCAGCAAGAGTAGTACCTAGATATGCTCGACCATAGGGAGCAATAGTTGCAGTGTTACCAACTCGGTCATAGTTATCTACCCAGAATAGTTCTTCATCAATCTCAACAACACCCTTGCCTACACTGTCGGTAGATGCAAGGGATAGAGTAATGGGTGCAGCAATAGTTGAAGCGGTTGCTGCTACATCTGCAGTAATGTGAGTAGCGCGGTCTTGTTGAAGTGTATAACCTGAAAGGTTCATTGACACTTCATTAATCATATCTAATAATGTAGTCATTATACGTTTATGCTCCTTAGGGCTGCAACAGCAGACTTACCAGTAGTAGAGGCAAGTTCATTACATACAGCATTAAGTCCTTTGTATTCAGAAGGTTGACGTGAGCCACTAGCCTTAATGTTAAGGGCTGCAATTACTCCTAAACCAGATGTACTAGCATAAGCGTTTGCCGCACCTTGTTGTGCTTTGCCAGTTGTACCAGCAAGACGATTTAATTCTGCTGTTAAACTACTACCCTCTTTGCCTAGTGCCATTAGTTATCCTTTTTTAGTAATGATTTTTTTACGTAAAGTTGCGCCTATTTTTATTTCTTTTTTATTAGGTAATTCTTTAGCATGCATTTTTCTATCGGCTTTCATATAAGCAGATTTTTGAGCAGGAGTCATACCTTTAGTCATTTTTATATCTTGTTTTAATTCTGTTTTTGATGAACCATTTTTCATTATCTATATCCCGCCGTTTTCTTTGCAATTGATTTAGGTTGTTTAACAAATTGTTTACCTTTGGCATTGCCTGTAGCCTTGGCTTTATTGGTTGCTGCTTTTTCTGCTGAACTTAAAGAAGTCCAAGCAGCAGCAGGCAGATAACGTTTCTTACCTTTTGATGGCTTGCCGTCAGAGGTCTTCCACTTCTGTGCAGTCCAGTCTTTTAAAGACTTTTGAGATTTAGCCAATGGCATTACTTGTAACCTCCGCCTGCTTTTTTGTACTGAACAGCAAGCAATTGAGCCTTACGAGCAGACCATTCACCAGGGTCTCCACCCTTAGAGCCAGCCTTAATTTTCTTGAACAAAGAAGCACGCATCCCTGGCTTGGTGTAGTTACCAGCAGCATTGACTGTAGATTTCTTCTTCATTTCTTAGCCTTGTTTCTCTTAGAGATTGCTGCAGCCTTAGCCTTAGCATCAGCCTTAGAACTTGCTCCCCACGCATTAAGCGATAGAAGCAGTCTTGTTGGCGAGCCGTCAGGCTTGCGCTCTGGTCCTGGCATTCCACCCATGCGTGCTAGAAAGGATGCCCTACGTGGGTTGTCTCCAGCCTTTACAGGCGCTTTGAGAGTGCCACCCTTATAAGATGCCCTGCCCTTGGCATTGAGTCCACCTTTAGGGTTCTTGCCTTCTTTACGTGTCCAGGCTGCTGTCATTATTCTTCCTTAGCCATACTTGTGAGTTTGATAATAGAACTTCTGATTCATCTTTGACTGCCCCTACAAAGGTATCTATTGACCAGCCTGGCTGGAACTCAATACCTCTAGGGTCTTCCCATAGGTAGTCATCAAATGCCACAATCCCACCTGGCTTAAGTAATCTCCAAGCAAGCACGGCATCTTGTAGTACACCTTCTGCAGTATGGTCTCCATCAATATAGATAAAGTCATACGTTGGTTCTTCAATAGAGCGAAGGAACTCTTTGCTGTCCATTTTGTACTTAATTACATTAGGACGAAAGGCAATACGTGAATCGTATACACGCTCAACGTCTAGCCAATCCATAGCGTGATGTTCTTCTTCATCTGAGCCAGTCCAAATGTCAACATCTTCTAGCACAGAGTTCTTTGTAACAAGCACGTTATCTACCAGCCATACAGTTGCATCGCCTGTGAAGGCGCCAATCTGTAAGAACCTAAGATTAAACTTACCAGCAAGTGGTAGTAGTTGTGACTCAAAGTTTTCCTTTGCAGTCATTTCAAACCAATTAGGATACTTAGTTTGCATAACCTTTGCCCCTACCAAAAGCATCGTAGTAGTTCTCATCCATATTGAATCGCTTCATATGTCCTACAGTTGCAGCGGTATCACACCACAGAGGAATTTCTGCCTTGTTGACTACTGCAAAGAAGTAGATGTCTTCACCAGTGAACTGTTTGTTAGCGCCCACTTCTGTGAAGAACGGAACTCCTGGTAATGCTTCTTTGATTCTTGTTATTACACTGCGATGCATTAGGCAAAAACCCATACCTGCAGCACTTACTTTTATAAATGCATTCTTAGGTAGTGGGTCTAGTCGTCTAATCCCAATACCAAACTCTGCCTCAGCAAACTCATAGACAGTTGCTAGAGGTTTCATCAACGGTTGCTCTGGTTCATTACTTGTAAAGTAAACACCAGTAAGCAATGGAATATCTACGGCATCTCTACGATTCCAGAGTTTAAGAAACTTCTCTGGGGTAATCATAATGTCCGAGTCAAGCCAGAGTAGCCAATCAGATTTATTGTTGTCATACCAGCGATTGACTAACATCTCTCGCTGCTGCGCTATCTGATTACCGTGAGCGCGAAGTGACCCACAGAACTCAACGCCTGAGTTTATAAGGGTATCTACGACACCTTCCATAAACTTGCCATCTACCATACCATTGTCGCACCAAGCGACTGCTAAGGTTTCTTTCTTTTGTTTAGCCATTGTCCCCTACCTTTATTACTTTTTCTTTGGATATAAGTCAGGATACTTCTTTTGAAGAAGTTTATACATTGCTCTATCTTCTGGTGTCATTGGAGCAGGCTTAATAGGCTTAAGTACTTTTGCCAAAGAACCAGTAAACTTAACTGGTGGAGTTTTTTTAGGAGTAGCCATTACTTCTTCTTGCCCATCTTCTTCATAGGCTTCTTAGCCATCTTCTTCATACCCATCTTAGTTTCCATCTTCTTTTCAGACTTAGATTCCATCTTCTCGCCAGTCTTGTAGGCTGCTTTCTTTGCTGCCATCTTGCCTGCTGCTGTGTATGGGAATGTCATTTTTCCGACTTTTGGCATTATTGTATTCCTGCTTCCTTGAGTTCTCGCATTACTGTGGCTGTGGATTTGTCTAACTTTTTTGCTTGTACCATTGTACCGCCGTCATATGCTGCACCTAATCTTTCGGATGCATCATGTGCTGCTTCTATCTGTTTTCTTTTTGTACCGTTAGGCTGGATGCCCTGTGCTCTAGCACTACGATATGCTTCGAGTTCAGAGTTCCACTTCTTTTGTGTTGTGCCACTTGCGATTACATCGCCTCTAGCATCACCTGCATTTAACTGTAGATTCTTGGCTTTGCAACCAAAACAATCAGGTCCACACTGAGTGTGGTCAATAGAAACTTCTTCATACTCAAATGGCTTGTCTGCTGTTACATCACATAACACGCAACCCCAGAGGGCTACTTCAAAGTTATGGTCTGCGCTAAATCCCCACTCAAGTACCTTGCTAATATGTTGGTGCATTTGTCCCTACTCTGTTGTAAAGTTAGCCGAAGTTACAATGCCATCAGCAATCATTGCCGTTTTAATAGCATCGCTAATTCCAGTGTGTTGACATCCACCCATATAGTAAGCAGTGTAAGTTGCTAATTCATCTTCGGTTGGATATTGTATAAGTGAGTAGACACCACTGCTAAGTATGATGGTGTAACTCTTTGTACGTTGCTTAAAGTGTGTGAACAAACGGTGACCACCAATGTGTCCTTGTTCCAAGGTTGGTGTTACGAGTGTATACGTTGCCATTGTTCTCCTTAATGAACTTACCAAAAGGCAGGGTTTCCCCTGCCCTTCAGTCAATCAACTAAGCGACTGATGAACCGTTAAGAATACGATACAAGGCTGCTTCGCGGTAACGCTTGAAGCCTAGAACGCCGTACCAACCCATTGGGCGGAAACGCATTAACTGGTCGATGACTGGACCGATAACTACATGTGGCTCTTCAGCAACGGCTTCAGCCATTGCTTCTTTGCCAGCAAGAATTGTGCGGTATACCTTGGCGCTTGAAGCACCGTCAGTATCGTTGAACATACGAGCAGACTCTACGAAGTAGGCTCCTTCATATGAACCAATTTCTCCAGCCCAAATGTTATCATTTGAGTTGTACTCGTGAGGCAAACGCCATCCACCAGCACCAGTCTCAGCACGAAGGTCGTGTGAGATTTCTGGGTGGATACCACACCAGTACATTGAACCCTTGCGTGGAACTGACAGACCTGAACGCAACTTAGCAACAGCCTTACGGATGTTTGCAGAAGTGATTGTATCTGTAGCAGCAATTGTTACTGTGTTAGTACGTGTGCCACCGTAGATGACGTTAGTGCCACCACGAAGTTCAGTCTGTGCGACTGTATCAATTGAACCTGCAAGGTTGAAAGCAATGATGTTAGCAATTGCTGGGTCTACATCAGCAAGGCTGAATAGTTCCAAAGCACGTGTAACAAGGACAGAGTTACCGTACTCAGCAAGAGTAATAGTAACTGATGTTGGAGCAGCAATCTGAACTGAGTCACGCTCAGTTGATTCTGTCAAAGCAGTTGTCTGTTCAGACAAATCTGCGTATAGTTGTAGAACTACGGTTGAGCCAGGGTTTGCTAACTTAGTGGGCTTCTTATCTGCGACACTACGAATTAGGGGTTCTGAACGCAACGCAAAGTCTAATAGTCGGTCATACGCCTTTTGGACGAGACCTGCACCACCAGCGGTACCAGCGAGATTGCCAGTAGAGGATGTATATGCATTAGCCATTGTTGTTCACCTCCTAGGTGAGTTGTGAAATTACTATGTATTTATTACTGTTGAGAGTAGATGATTGAATTGAGTTCTTCTGCGGAAGCCGCATTATTAATTCGAGTCAATAAATCTTCTGCTCGGTCAGGGGTCGTACCAAGTTGAGTAACTACATCTTGCTGCCTTAGGGCTGCACGATTTAGTTGCTGTTCTTCAGTTGCCTCTGGCTGTGTTAATCCAAACAGGTCTCCATTATCTGCAAGCCAGTTATTAACTGACTCTTCGCTAACTTCATCCAAGTCTTTTAGGATTAATCGTTGTGCCTTTGGATTGACACCCTTCTGTTCTAGGACCTCTTTGACTGTACGCTCACGCTGCGCCTTGGATAATCCCTCAAGTTGCTCAGTGAGTTCTTTGATACGTTTCTCATCGTTGCGCTTGGCTTTCCGTAACTTTTTAAGTAAGTCACTTCCATCCATCTGCACCTCGTTATCGGTATCTAGGTCGTCTTCGTCTTCATCCCAGTAGTTGTTGCTCATAGCAACCCACCCTTCTATTCGTTTGAATCGCAAGCCTCAGATTCTAGTCGGGGAACTAGCCTGGCTCTTGCTACCAGTCTTATACGCTATGTGGGCTGGTCGGTCACATAGGAATCTATTTTATATTAAGCCTGCTGCTGAAGATTTCTTTAAGTATCCAGTGCTATATGCACCTGGTGCATTACCTGCAGATGCATTAAAACTAGCACGTTCTTTAGATGCTAATAGATTGCGTTTGCGTTTTGCTTCATCACTAGACTTTAAGAACTCTTGTTCGCCAGTTTGCTGGTTGTATGTAATACCAGTTTCGCCATAAATGTTACCTAGTTTAGTAGCCTCAGGTAATACACCTGCTATATTTGCAGCACCTTCAAGTGCGCCAGCACGGTCAATACCATACCTAGCAAGGTCACTTGCTGATGTAAGACTAGTTGTTAATCCTTGTCCAGTAAATGCTGCACCAATTTCGGCACTAGTTACTTTCTCTTTTAATTTACCAATAGTTTCAGTTGGATTAAGGAAGTATGAAACAAGGTCACTATTTGTAAGACTTGGATAAAATTCTTTAAACATTGCTTTAATGGAAGGGTCTGCATTAACAACACGTTTTTGCACTGTGTCAATACGGTCTTTAAACTCTACTGCTGATATATCATTTTCAATATATGAAGCAAATTGTTTTGCATTTTGTTTAGAGTCTGTGCTTAACATGTTACCTAAACCATAAGCCTTAAGGGTTTCTGCATAAGAATTTTCAAGGTCAATATATGCAGCCTCAGATATAACATTAAGTCCCTTTTTAGTACGAGCAAAGTTACCAGCAAAACGCTCAGCATATGCACCAGAAGGGTTAGTCTTAAGTTTAATAAGTGCTTCTGATGCCGTTAATCCTGATGTCATATAGCCAGTAATTTCACTAGCAAGACCGCCTAATCCATAAGATGTAAATAGATTCTGTAACGTAGCAAAAGCATCGCGTGTATCATCACTAATAGGGTTAGCATCAGTAACAATTGGCTTTCCATTAGCATCATATGTAATAACAGCACCATCACCATTATCAAAAATAAATCCATTATTACCAGATGCTGCATTTGCTGCAGCAACGTTAAATTTTAGTGGACGTATTTTACGATACTCGCCTTTACCTCCAGCGCCTGTACGCACAAATTGAATTGTAAATCCAGCGGCTTCTTCTTCGGGAGTTAACTCAGGTTTTGGTGACAAATCTTTATATCCTTGAACAACACGTGCATTAAACTGTGTGTTAGTTTCTCCAGATAATTTAGTTAGTTTAGAGGCATCTGTTATACCCTCTTGAAGTTGTTCTGGAGTAAGTCCAAGTTCAGTACCTGCCTGCATTGATGCCGCTTCTGCTTCAGCAAGAGAAATTTTACTAGTGTCAGTACGTGGACCAGCAACGCGTGGAGCACCAGTAGCGCCATCATCTAGTTGCATTAAATCTGGATTTAATCTAGCCATCATTTACCCCATGAATCCAAACGACTTAAGTATGGTGTTAGCAAAATCAGAAGCAGTATTGTGTGCTTCTTCTGTTTGACGCCATAGTGGGTTTGCTTGCATTTGTCTACTAAAATCTGCAGTGGACATAAGTCCACCAGTTTTGCTAATAGCATCTACTACATCTTTATCAGCCATTGAATCAGTTAATGCAATGCCTAGTTTTTTAGACTTAATGTATGCATACTGGTCAGCAATGTCTTTAACATTGCCACCATTGTTAATGTGGTCTTTAAGATTGCCAAACATTGTCATAGCATTAAGGCGTAGACGTTCTATTTGTTTTGCTACATAATCAGGTGTACCAAACCCATCAAGAACATATTTCATAGCCTGTCCTGCCGACATAGGCTGACCATAGTCAGCAGCAGACTTTTGAATCTTAGCAATATCTTGGGCAATCTTGCTGCCCTTAGAAGAACTAAGAATTGTTTCTGCTTCTGTACCTTTAAGGGCAGTCTTAACAACAGCATTAAGTGAATTGATACGCTCATCTGATGTAAGCGCAGCACCAATCTTTTGAGTCTTTGTTATCTTACCAGTTGCATCTCTAACGGTTACAGTCTGTACACCTGACTTTAACTCACGAGCATTGATGTCTTTATAAAAAGTATCTTTTTCTTCTTGGGTTGCTTCACGTCCAAAGACATCAAGCATGTAGTCATTGATTTCTTTGTATGCATCACCAATGGTTGTAATATCAGTAGTAGTATCTTTAAATGTACCAGCCTTGCTGGTAGTGCCTGTCCCCTTTTGTCCTGCAAGGAAAGAAGACATAGGCTTAAACTCTGTTTTACCTTCATATGCATACCCTTGTACGCTTTGAATTGTTAAATCAGAGATAGCACCAATAAGACCACCAATGTAACTATTGTTGGCATACTCATCTTTTGTTATGTAACCAGAATTTAAAAGCGCTTTCTTAAGCGCAGGCAACCCACCAGGAAAGTTTTTAATATATGATGCTTGTGCTTTAGTTAAATCACTTGTAACCTCATATTTAATATTTTTACCAGAACCAGTTATAATAATAAAAACTTGATTGTTGCCACTAAGTGTAGGGTCAGAAACATACTGTTTGCCATTTTGAGTTATTACTTTATATTTAGCAGTATCACCAAAAAAATCAGAATTAATTAAAGAAGGGGTAGGTGTTGGGGTGGGTTTAATAGTAGTTGCACCTGGGGTACCTCCAAAGAACTCAACCATTATGACCTCCGATTAAATGAAATATACGAATCACGAGATAAACTATCTAGGATTGATTGAAAAATTGCACGGTTCGCTTCAGTAACATACAAATTTCCAGCCATCAAATCCTTGATGTCAGCCTCAACTTGTGCCTTACGTTCACGTTTGATTTCAATACCATTAATAGCATCACCAAAACGTGGGTCTTGAGCAAATGCTATAAAGTCTTTAATCATTTTAATAGCCAGACCCATACGGGCACGTGTGCCTGCATCAATATTAGTCTTAGGGTCTGAAATAATTTGTTCTACTTTAGCCATCATATTTGTTTCATCACCAATACTATTACCCCCACCAATAAGGGCTTTAGTTAGCAATGGGTTAGATGCTTTAAGACTTGCACGAGCCATTGTTGCATTATTAATAATTGTTGCACGAGCATTAGGGTCTGCTATATTAGATAGCATTTCTTTTTCTTGTGTAGCAATATTATAATAAGCCTGCTTATCTTGCGATACTAGAATGTCGTCATAGTATTTCTCAAGTGTTTTGCTACTCATAAGACCTGATGCTTGAATCCAATTATAAGATGCTGGTGTAAACTTACCTACTTGTGGAGCAAAGATATATGCTGCTTCTCCATAGGTTTCAATAAGTTTATTATTTTCAATAGCCCAGTTCTTAAGTCCTTCTGTATTCTTTACAACAACCTTGGTTGCTTTATCTGTACGAGATACTGTATAGATTAACTTACCTGGGTTCTCACCCATAAATGTAAACAATGCTAATCCATATGGGTCTTGAACATCACCCTGATTAGCAATGGTAATACCATTAAGAATATCAAAGAACTCAGGACGCAGTCCTGTAATTTTTGCATTCTTTAGATAGTCAGGTACATCTATACTCTCTTGCAATGAAGGCGCAACAGGTGAGATGAGACCTATAATAGAACGCAATGCAACAATGTTGTGTGCGCTAATACGTAGGTTCTTAATATATGCAGTTTTTTCTTCGGCAGTTGAGTTAGCATCTAGATACATGCCATGCGCTGCCATGTATGCCATAGCCTGCTGTCCTGCTGTTACTTCTTGACGAGTTTTCTCGTTAAAAGGAAGTATAGAATACAACTTAGTTACAGTTGATGGTAGAATAGCCCGTGCAATATCAATATTGTCACCAATATTGCCTAGTGCAATAGTATCTAATTGCTCTCCTGCTTTAGTTAAGAATGGATTATTAGTAGCACCCAATAGATTCTTAATAGCAATAACACTTAGCCCTGCCATTGGACCAGCCAATGTAGGTAGTCCCGCATCTTGCTGGAATGATGGGTTAACTAACTTTAACTTAAGGGTAAAGTCACTAAATGCTGGTTGACGGTATCCGTCACCAGTAAGAGCACGCAGTGTGGTATCAGTAGCCTTATAGATAATCTTATCCATTGGCATAATAATGTACGGGTCACCATTTTGGTCTGGATGAACCTCACCAGTAGCATCTAAGCCCTGATGCGCTAAACGTAAACGATACAAAACGCGTGGTGCTACCTTAGTCATACGGAAAATACGGCGTTGGAAATCTTCTGTTGCACGATAGTAACGACCTACAGTACGTGCGCTAAATGCTGCGTTAGAACGAATAGCAGGGTTATCAGCAAACATTAATACCCTATCTGCTGCATCGCGAGATGCAATTTCAGTAAAACGTTTTTGTCCTAATGCTTGCATTTGTGTGAGCAAACGTGATTTACTTTTTTCAGTAATGTACATAGCAGGATTTTCTGCAATATGTGCATCATATGATTGTTTTATAAATGCACGTTCAATACCTGAGTATTGCTTGCGCAACTGTACATAAGTAACCATAACTGCTGGCTGACGAAACAGGGCATTTATCTGCCTGTCCATACCTTCCATCAATTTATTACCAAATGCTCTGTATGCACCTTCAATATCACTAAATCCAGGGAAGTTAATAGCAGTGTTAATCTCACCAACTGGTTGATGCCCTATAGTTAATTCTGAAAAACGCTCATATGGAATACTTGCTGATGCTTTAGCCCACTTACGTGCAACCTTTGCCCCTGTTGTTATTTCAAGTTCTTGGAACTTAAGGAACTCACTACGCACTGCATTAAATAGTTCTTGATTATAACCTTTAGAACTACCGTGAAAGGTAGTATAAAGGTCTGCAAGAATACGACCCATCTGGTCACGTACAATGCCTACATCATCAATACCACGAGCCTTTAAATCAACTGTTCGTGATGACATAGCCTTAAATGAATCTACTGCCGCTTGGTCAAACACATACCACATTTTAGTTTGTACGTTATATGACAAACCAGCAGCCTCAGATAGTTGGTCTAATGCATTTTCAAAATGTTCTTTACCAGTTGCGTCATTAATACCACCAGGGCGGAGCCCTTCATTAGTATAGAAGACATAACCTGGGTCAATTACACGATTGTTGGGTAATTCTTTACGATTAGCAACAAAACTTAAAAACCAGTTTTCGTGATGTGCTGCTGTAAGCCATGCTTGATTAGCAATTGCTAGGTCATTTGTAGAAATTGAATAGGCTTTAGTGCCACGTTCAAGTTTTAAATCTGATAGGTGCTTTGATAAAGCACTCATATCTACAATGCCATCAATAACTTCTTTAGCATACTTACCAGATAAACCACTTTGAGCCACAATTGAGTTAGCAACTGAATTAAGCATTTCTGGTTGATGAACAAGCGCTTGCATAAGCAAGCCTTGGTCTTCTTCACTAATAAAACGACCATAAATTCGTATTACTTCTTCACCAATTGCTTCACGCTTTTGGATATTAGTTAACTGTTCTACTGGTACGCCAAGTTTTTCTGCTAAAGTACGCATTATTTCTGCACGTCTTTCAAGACCAATAGCATCTTGTGGTGCTTTGCCAACAATCTTTAATAAACCAGACTTAATAGGGCCAACTGCAGAGTTAGAACCCGTAAATACAGTAGACATTTTGCCTAGTCGAGAACCAGTACGTGCAGCAAAATGAAATAAATCTTTACCAGGTGCCGTTAATGCGTAGGCTATGCCTTCATCAATAGCAGAACGAATACCTAAACGTGGGAACAGTGTAAGCAATGACCAAATATCTGTAATCTTACGTGCTGTTTCACTTGCTGGAATACCACCAATAGCATAAAACAGATTCTTCTTTGAACGAATCTGATTAGACATTGCTGCAATCTCAGCATAAGGCAATGCACCAATAGTTTTGGCTTCTTGGAATGGTTGAATAGCGCCCATGGTTTGCACCATAGGTACTCCATTTTCATTACGTATAGTTGTTTCATCAAGAAACTTAACATGTTCTGGATTAATTTCAAGGTTGCTTACTACACCCATACCAGATTTGCCACCATATTTATCAGCAAGAATCTTGTTCATAAGGATTCTGCCATCAGGTTCTCCACCTAATCCAGCCTTAAGCATAATTGCTGCATCCATATTGCGCATTATTACAACTTGTTCATCTTCTGTTGAATCAAGAAACTTTGTAGTTAAAAACTCTGCAAGGTCACGTGGCAAAAGCAAACGTGCTTTAGCAGTAAAGTTTTCAGCAGTCTTAGCAGCATCTGCTCCAAGACGTATTTCAAGATTGAGTGGGCTACGAGAAGCCATAGTGCCAATCTTTTTAAAACCTTTAATTTCAGCAATTGCATCTGTAAGAACTTGTGACTTCATTGCACCAGTCATTACATCAAGAGCATCTCCTGATTGTACAAAAGAAGAATAAATATCTTCACCTTGTGCTTCTAATTGTGTAGTTGTACGACCACGTGTAGATAGTGGTCCTAGTTGTTTAGCACTAGTAGCGTTGAATACACTATCTAAATAAGATGATAAACCATCAGCCATGTTGCGGTGTGTTTTGGCAACAGCAATACCATTACGGTAATAATCAACACCATCAATACGTCCAGACAAAAGTAAGTTTACATTATTTGCTTGTGAAAAAAATCTTTCAGCAGATGCAGCATCAACAACATTATTGCGAGCAAGTAAATTAACAGCCTCACGATTACGATAACCAGGAGTAGTGTCAATTAATTCACGATAAGCAATAGTTTTTTCAACAGCAGTTCCTGCTTCAGAATACTTTTTAATTGCAGGACCAAGTTGATTTTCCCATAGGTTAAATACTTCTGGCTTAGCCATAACTTCACGTACACCAAGATTAAGTTCTCCGCGTGCTGCTGCATCGGTAACATTTTTTGCTAAACGTTCGCCAAGAGTGGCGCCTTTAGTTGTTCCACCAGTTAACCACGTTAATGGGTCTACAACAATTTGATAAGTAAAATCAATAATACCAGAAACATTTTTGACTTTACCGCTGACATAATCACCATGTAAACCACCAGACTTAGGTGGCACAGTATCCATCATTCGTGCTAGGTCACGACCAGGGCTAATTTGAGCGTACTTAACGCCATCCATAACCTGTTTAAAATCATCTGGCTTATTGTAAGCCTTAGTAATAGATGCAAGAATCTTTTCATCTGGAGTACCATATGATTGAATAATCTCACCAGGAGTTTTACCAGCAAGCAATCCTTGTGCAACTACAGTATCAGTATCTCCAAAGTATTCTTTAACTTTTTTAATAGCACCATCATCATAAAGTGATTTGCCACTCCAACCACTATCCCAAGTTTTTTTATTAAATGGTGCACCCTGTTGGACTTGACGAGCAAGTAAGTATGGTTGATTGATTACACGACCATAGCCAGCGGCAAGGTCATACATTTGAACAAGTGGACTAGCAAAACCTTTGGCTATAGCCTTAACTACACCAAATGTGCGGTCAGCAACTGAAGGGTCTGGTTGCGAGTAAGCAGCATCTTTAAAAAGAAACTTTAAACCATCTTGTACATCTTTATCAAGTTTAACAAATTGTTGCTTTGCTGTATCAACAGGCAACTTAGATAAACGGCGATGTTCTTTAAGTGAATAACTTAACTGATTTATTTGTGTTGTTTCTGCTGGTGATAAGTTTGCGCTTTTAGCAGCAGCATAAAGATTTGGAGATGCCTCAGCAACTGAAGGTTCTAGGCGCTCCATTAGTACCCACTGTCAAGTAACGACCTATAGATTAATTCCGCATCACCTGATGGGTCAAATTGTGTAAGATGTTTAATAGTGTCAACAAGTGATGGTGTTTGATTAGGCATGCCACGCATTGCTTCTGTTCCTGCACCTTCACCATAATTTATACCAGAAGTAACTGCTTCATTTGGACGTTCTGTAGGAGCAGTAAGTTGTGTAATGCCAGCCATAGGAAATGGATTACCAGCCATACCTGCACCGCTTTGCTGTTCTGCTAAACCTTTGTTTTCTCCATATGCAAAACCACTATAATCTTGCTGTGGCTGTGTCATTCCTTCGGTAGCACCACCATCTGTACGCGCTGAAAGCGCACCAGGACCTGATACAGGTGCTGGATTATTAGGCTGACGATAACCTCCACGTGCCATTATTCGTCCTCCTCATCCATGTATTTTCTAACATCATCTGTTGTTGGTGGTGATTGCATCCAATCAGGATACGTTTGCTTTGCAGAAAGAATGTACAAAGCATTATCAACTGTAAATCCTGCTCTACGCAATGATTTATAATATTCGTGTAGTTCAATTGCATACTGGTCTAATTTTGAGTAAGTCTCATCAGCAACTGTTTTAACCTTTGTGGTTCTCTTGCGAGGTGTTGCCATGGCTTACTCCTTAAATTGCTTGTTCCCTAGTTGTTCGTACTGCACTTCGTCCTTGACCTTCACCCGTCATAGTGCTAAGTATTGTTTGTAAATCTGGTCTTCCCTGCGGTAGTTGTATTGGAGAACCTCCTGCTGGCGGACCAGCGGGAGCAGGGGACATTTGCTCAACCGTATTAGTTGGTTCACCAGCAGGAGGAACCTGTTGCTGCGGAGCAAAGGTTGCTTCTATTGCATCTTCTAATGCTTGTCCCTTTTGACGAGCCTTTATTACCGCAGCAATCTTACGGACAACATCTGAAGCATCCTGACCTTGAGTAGCCATCTGTGGAATTGCTTGTGTGTATGCCGTAAGTGAACCAAGTAGCGCAGAGCGCATTTCTTCAATTTCAATTTTTTCTAATTCTTGTGTTACGTTAACTGTAAATGGTAGTTCTCTCATAGCCATATCTCGGCTGATGAGTTTTCCTCCAAGTGCTTGAAGCATAAAGATAAGACCTTGTGCTGGATTAAGACCAGCAAGCATGCCATAACGGACATCAGCAGAATAATCATTCTTGATGTCTTTAGTTGGCTTGTATGTAATCTCATAAGGTGAACCCGAATCTACTCCACGAATTGTTTTTTCTTCGGGATAAATCATTTCATCTACGCAAAAACAAATACTAATAATGTCCCGAAGTGTTGCAGCAAAAATTGCTTGTGCAGATTTAACTTGTGTATCAAAGGCTCCCATAAGAGCCTGCACTCCCTGACCAGTAACAATAGAAGCATCTATGTTTCCAGTACGAGATTCAGGGTATCGTGTACCAACACGTAGTTCTTGATTAAGAATGTTCTGTTCAGTAAATGCACCCTGTGGCAAAGTAAGTTCTACACGGCGAACACCTGCTGGATTGGCTGTACGAATGACAGCATCTCCACCAAGCATAAGTTCTTGTACATCTTGCGGTAGAACAATTGGTGCCTGTACTGACTTCTCTGCCGCTTCCATTGCAAGTAATGCAAATCGGTTGCGCAGCAACTGAATACCAAGTACGTCATCAAACTGTCCACGTAGTTCACCATCAATAGATGGTTTACGTGCAATAACAACCATCATCTTACCAAGTGGATTAGCAGCCTGAGAAAGAACTAAATTATTTCTACGTGGTACATAAATGATAGATTGGTCTTTGTCATAATAACGAATCATTTCAATTACTGCATTAAGGTCTTGCTTATATCCATCTGGTCCAAGTAATTCTCTATCATACTCTGGAAACTGAGATACCAGTTCACCAAGTGTCATAGAGTAACGTTTAGCAAATGCCACACAACGTCCATAGCGGTCAAACTCTGGGTAAGCCCCAATAGGATTTTCTATGCGAATACGTGGCAGTTTTGCTTCATCGTCTAATTCAATAATGAATGGGACGAATCCATATGTTAGATACCAGTCAGCACCTGAGTACATCTGTACTGCTAGGTCTGAGTGTTGAAAATAGTTAGAGGCAATACGAGTACGCTTGTCAGCAAAAGTGCGTGCTCTATCAGATACTTGATTGGCTGCAGAGCAGTTAACCGCTGGAAGCGGAGCCATAACTTCAGATAGGTCACGAGCAACAATATCAATAAAGTTTGCTACTACGTTTGCATCAACACCTTCTGGAAAAAAGTTAGGATATACCTGAGCAATCTTTCCTTTACGTACGGCAAGTACGTCAAGGTTACGCGCATCACGTTCGTGATTGCGGTAGCGCAGGGATTCAACCCGTGCCGTTACCTGCTCTATTGATAATGCCATTATTGTCCTAACGATTGATTAAAAAAATTATCTATTTTTTGGTAGGCCGAACATTCCTGTGCCGCCGCCGCCTCTAAACATTTTACCAACATTAACTCCACCTTTGCCAGAGATGCCAGCACTAGTACGTGCTCCAGCACGTGATTGGTCTACTACGGCTTGGCCTGTTTTATCAAGTAGTCTTTGTGCGGCTTTATTAATACGAGCATTTTCTTGACGTGCTAAACCTTCTCTAGTGCGCACAGCATCCATTTTGCTTTGTGTATCTTTTGCTGGAGCCTTTACTTTAACTGATGACATTGGTGGTCTTGGGGATGGCATTTGTTTTCCTTATCCAAAGTTTTCTTGCCATTGCTCTGCAAACATCTCATCGAGGTTTACTGCAAGGCGTTGGTTCATCTGAGCACGAGTTGCCCAGCGATTGTTTGCGTACTGCGATGTTCGGCTATTAGATTGCATTAGTTCGCGGATGCGAATGATGGCAAACCATAAAGCCATGACGGTATCGGTTTTACCCCTAGTCTCAGGCTTCCACGTTAGTAGTTGCTGAGTTAAGGCTTTGATACCCTCAGAACCTTCAGATGAAGGTAGTTCTAAGATATTGTTTTTTTGGAACTTCTCTTCGCGGACTGTGCCAAAGAGGTTAGACATTGACGCAACGCCAAAAGAAGTGTCCCATTTATTTTTCCCTGTGAAGTGAGCATCAAGGCGTACGCCGTATCCAGCGAGCCACCCCCGTAGTTCTTCGTCAAGGGAATAGGCTTTTTGGTGGGCGTTGATTTCAACGCGGAACTCTTGCGGTTTGTATTTAATAACCAGTTCTTCAATTGTCGCCCGAATCTTTTGTGGTGTTGGCTCTTCCATGTTGACACAATCCAACACGTAAATCTTTCCGTCTGCTCTGTTGTATGCAACTACAACAAATGCAGCATTACCTGCCATAGCAGGGTCAAATCCAATTACGGTATGTAAACCCTCAACCTTAGGTGGATGTCCAGCAGCACCAGCCTTTAGCGGTCCTCGCTTGCGCATCCCATTGGTCGCTCCTTGCACGAGTGCAGGCGGGAATATGGAGTCTTCTTGGATGTCTTCTTGCTGGTAAACCAAAGCCCATGTCGAAGGTGTAACTTCGCTGCGTCTCTTGAAGAGTGCTGGACCATCCCACTTGGGATAGTACCCGTTCTCTTTAGGTACATCAGAGTCGCCATCCCAGGCAACATCTGATTCAGGCCAGAGGGTAGTCCAATTCTCTGTTTTCTCCGCATAGTCAAGTACAGCAGGCATGCCCATGTAAGTAAACGGAGTCCGACCACCAGACCAATGCTTAGGATTACGAAGTTCTTTATAAAGGTCATTTGCGGCAATCCGTGTCCCTACAACTAGTAATTTACCATTCTTGCCCAGACGGGTAATAACTTCTTTTTGCAACCAGTTAATCTGCTGGTCCCACTCGTGGGCATTGGCAGTAGTAATGCAGTCGTCAAGAATGATGAGGTCGGCACGGGCACCGTAAATCTGACCGCCCATACCTAGCGCCTGAAGGGTTGGGTCCTTTTCGCTAGAGTTACGCGCATCGCCCCCAAGGTAGACAGTATCGGTACGCCAAGTATCAGCGTCTTGTTTCCAACCGCCCTCAGGACCGTAAGCGGTCTGCAGTTTGAGCCAGCGAGGATGTGACAATCGTTGCTTGATAGCATATACGAACTCGCGTGCCTTATTCAATGTCTTCGATACCACGATGATGCGGATGTTAGGATTGAGAGCGATGCGGTAAGTCGGGTAGTTCACGGTAATAACCGTGGACTTGGCGTGCTCAGGTGGCACGTTCACCAGTAGGCGGTTTTCCTCACCTGGCTCATAAATCATATTAGGGTGAAGCCATGAAGGCTCGCGTCCCTCCAGTAGGTCTACCCAGTCCTGATGATGGGGAAAGACCGTCTGGTCAAAAAACATCTTAGAAAAGTCAGCAAATGGGATAGATTCCTTCTCAACGCCCATGGCGGTGAAGGATTGCTTTGAGCCTTCTTCTTTGGCTTCTTCCAGAGCGCGGGCAAACTCAGGGTCACGGTTCATCCATTGGCGAACCGTATCTGGTTTCTTACCCGCCGCAACCATGGCGGCTTGGACAGGTACACCCTCTTTGACCCTAGCAAGAACATCTGCCTTTGCCTGGGTTACTTCCTTTGCAAGGTGATGCTCTCCACCCTTTTTAAATCCTTTGTGCGCTGGTGTTGCCACGTTTGTCTCCTTTGTGGCAGAGTCCCCCCGCCCTACAGATAGTTGTTTGTACAGTAGTCTGTAACAGAGTGAAGAACTCTCTAAAAAGAGTTCTGAACTATTTTACTCTCTATATATACTTAATCCGTTCAAACAGGTAAAACGAACGTTTTATTCTAAAGTATTTATATAAGTGCTGGTCAGACTGTAATATACCCCTTGTAACTATATACAGAAATGTTTTTAGGTAGAGATACAATATATAATACTGACACACATTAATACTATAGGGGTCATAGACTAATACAGAACTGTAATACTATACAAACAGAACATATACTGCGGGTTGTCTGTTGGTAGTCAGTCTGCCTGACAGTCAGGGGGGTATATATATACAGACTGTACAAATAAATGAGAATACTCGGACTACCTATTTAATAGCCAATGCCTTGGCAATGGTCAACTACTCACCTGTCGGTACGCCAGCCGATGCTGCGTGTCTAAAGCCACGCGGACGCATGCTGTTCGCCCTTCCCTAATCACTAATCTAACTGGGCCGCTGCGCCCTTGGCGCGAGGCAATCGTAATGCTCCTAGTCAAATCGGCATCAGCCGATTGTCGCCCTAGATGTCTGCCTATTCAGCAGACAGGGCAAGAGTGACAAGGGCATTAGATATGCCTCCGAAAGATTGGTGGCTAGCACCAACCTACAAAACAAAGGAGTAAGACAAGTGAGTGAATACACAAACCAAGGCATCTCAGTAACTACACAGTGCTATGACTGCATGATGCTTGATAACGTATGTCTCAACTGCGAGGAAGGTAAAGAGGCAAGGGATAGTGCAGTTGCCCATCAACTAGTTGACGAGGGCAACATGCAGTACGTAAGACAGATGAGTTGGTTGAGAGAAGCACCAGGGGGACATGACTGGACATCAGCAACAACTGTCTCACGCACAGTACTAAATGATGATGGTGAAGAGGAGTACATCATGCGTGAAGAGTACAAACTACCAGTGGTACTAGTTCAAGATGGTGGTGTGTATGAGGAACTATGGGAACTTGACGACATGCGCCAGCGCAGTCGTGAGGTTGAGTGTCCATGGTGTCACCTGCTTACACGCAAAGACATGAACGATTGTCAAGATTGTGACCGACCACTAGAACTAAATGTAAGATAGTAAGAAGGGCAGATAGACCCCCTACGCCATGCGTTAGGGGGCTATCGGCCTCAAAAAAAATATAGAAACTAACTACTAAACAAGGAGATAACGTGAACGAAGTAACAATTACAGGCAAGATTAAGAACGTACGTACATTCACAGGTTCAAAGGGAACGATGGTAACAGGTTGGTTTGACCAACGTGAAGTATCAGCGTTCAGTAACGGTGAGGCTGACCGTCAAGTGTATGTGTGTGGTATCAATATCGTGGCACTTGATGACTCAACCGTAGGAGAAATCCTAGGGGTAACACGTGCAGGTGCGGAGCAATCAGACCTAGTAACTCTCAAAGGTCGGTTGGTAACACGCTTTGACCGCCGTCAGGACGTGGCTGAAAATGCACGCCGAGCGCCACAACTACAACTCGAAGTATTCGAGGTAAGCAAGAACTAAAAGATAGGGAGGTGGGTGGCTAGGACAGCACTCATCTCCCCCTTTTTTGTGGTCGGGGTTCTGTAACCTCAGCGGACCATTGCAATTCCATCAATCAACTATAATTACAAAGGAGAATATAATGACACTATCATACGGTGACATAGTTGCTATAACTATAGCGTTAGGTGCTAGTATTATCATGATGTTTATACTAGCGTTTGCTAACGTACATTTACTACAAGAAAACAGATTCCTCAAGCAAAGACTACGAGCATGGCGTAAGTCATGCGAGAATCATACGGAGGTACCATTCTAATGACACCAAAAGAAATAGCATCTATAAAAAGTTCAGCATCCGATTATGCCAAACGTTTTTTAGCACATAAATATTCGTTAGAATACTCTGAATTATATGAAGCCTACTGTAATAATCGTGGAGTAGATACACGCGGTTCTCATAGAGTAGCACCAATAGATGAACGGATAGTAAAAGCACCACAACCAGGTGACTTACAAGATGCAGGAATAGAAGATGAGTCAGCATAAACATTACTGGCTATGCAGTGATATACCAGGACAATACTATTGTAATGACTGCACCATCAAAGGTTGGTGGAGCATCATGTTTAGAAAGGTAGTATCAGATGACTGAACCACAGCAAGATGACCCTGTAGCAACAGGGCAATCAGATGAATGCGACCAGTGTGGTTGCTTTATCTATGAGTGTGTATGCAATGAGCCTGACCGTATGTACGGAGATGAAGACTAGGAGATAGTCATGAAAGAGATAAGAAAATGGACGGCTATTGGTAGCACTATGCTGCTAACACTGACCACGCTAATAGGTTTACCACTTAAGCATTACTCTCAACATGTTAACGACCTATGTTATAACGAACAAAAACTACCCAAAATATGGACACCATACGCAGCCAAGATGTATGCTATTTCATACATGAAGATGTGGTTCCCTGAGTGGAACCGAGGCGAACATAAAGCACTAATAAAACTATGGGGTAAAGAGTCAGCATGGAAATATGATGCAGACAACCCTGACTCAACAGCCTATGGTATAGCACAAGTACTAGGCACCAAGCCTGGAACCCCAGCCCCGCAACAAGTTGCGCGGGGGCTGGAGTATATCGTTCACCGATATGACAAGCCATCAATTGCGTGGTCACACTGGAGGAAACATGGCTGGTACTAAGTACATAGTACAAGTAGAGATAGAAGTAGAAGCGGACAACGATGATGCTGCACTCTTCTGGGTGCAGGATGCAGTAAATATGTACGGGGCAAACATGTCCATACATAGATGGATAGACACACGACTAAACAAGGGAGAAGCAAGTGAATAAAACCATAATCAAAACAAGAATAGAACAAATCAAAAGACTGTCTAGTCAAGATGAGCACGGACAGTTTAAGATGGGTACACCTGAACAACAAAGCGCTGCTAGGTTAGTAGAAGATTTTTATACTAACTTTGACTTGAGTAAAGAAACAAGTGAAGATGAACTATCTATCACAACAGCCGCTGTTATACTAGCACTCAAAGATATTCAAGTGCGTGACTATGCACTAGGAATGTATGACCCAGCAGAAGAGAAGGCTAGACTATGCTTTGAGTTCTTAACAAAGCATGCACCTGCTAAGTATATTGCTGCACCTACTACATTGCTTGCTCTTACATACTATGAGAAGCATCAAGATGGTAAAGCAGATGAAGCACTAGCACCAGCGTTAGCACAAGGCTATTCATTGGCAACACTATTAAGCAGAGTGTTCCAAACTAACTGGCCTGTTGGTGCATTCAACAGCATGCGCTTGGAACTACATCCACGCGTAAAGACAGGCATCTTTGGAGAATCAAATGAGTAGAGGAATCACAGTCAAACTACCAACACATAAGGTAGTCACCGCTTTAGAAGCCAAGTTAATAGCAATCAAGAAAGACTATGCCAACCAAGAAACATATGAGGCGAAGCACCAGAAGGCTTATGCTGCATGGCAAAAAGAACTAACAGACTTTGCCGTTGCTAATGTTAAGAAGGCTACTAATTTCCGAACAAACTATCGTGCGTGGAACAGCACTCTTAACATTGACTACGATGTTATAGTTGATGAGAAGGATTTACCTGTATGTCCTGAACGGGCATGGGAAAATATGTCATCACATACATACAAAGAAACAGTAGAAGAGATTAGTAATGCTCTATCAATTCTACGTATGACAGATGAACCAACAGTTAATGCTTCAACCATGAAGCAGATAGCAAAGTATCTATAACAAGGGGGAACAATGACAGCAACTAAAAACAAATCGGCATGGGTACGTGGTGGTACAGCAGTAGAGGCTACCTCTGCTGCTAGTGCAGCCACACAAGCAGGACTTAACTGGACTGTACGCACAGCACCATTGTTAGCAGAGGCAACGCCTTTAACTATGGATACTGATGGTGTAACACCAGCCACCTACATAGATGTAAACAAGAAGCAGGCTATTATCCGTGAGGATAACAGTACAGTCATTGGTATTGTAGGTAACAAGTATAAAATGGTACAGAACATGGAAGTATTTAATGCATTAGATACACTCGTAGACTCAGGTGATGCACGCTATACCGCAGCAGGTGAGTTCAATGGAGGCTCTAACATCTGGATGCTACTTGAATTACCGCAAGGTGTAGAGGTAGCCAATGACCCACATGCTGCGTTCCTATTGGTTAAGACATCACATGATGGCTCATCATCAGTAGTAATCAAGCCAGTTATTGAGCGTTTGTTCTGCGCTAATCAAGTTAACGGCTTAATTAGTAACACAGGTAGAAAGTACAATGAGTACACATACCGCATGACACACTCAACCAATCAAGAGTTATCTATCGCGGACATCCGCAACATTACTAACCTAACATACACTGCTATAGCAGACTATCAATTGGTTGCTAACAATTTGTTACGCAAACCAATGACACGACAAGAAGCAGTTAACTTCTTTAAGAGAGTATGGCCTCTACCTACTACAGTAGAAGATAAGCCATACGACCTACTCACCAGAGGTGAGCGTAAGCAACAGACTATTGCTAAAGATTCCCGTGCTAAAGCATGGTCTATCTATAGCGAATCAGAAACACAAGAGAACATCAGAGGCACAGCCTTTGGTGCATGGCATGCAGTAGTAGAACATGCTGACCACTATGCAACAGGTGGCGCGAGTCGCCTTGCCGCCGCCACCTTGAGTGGACGCAATGACAAGATAAAGACAAAGGCTTTATCTCTGTTAGTATAAGTTTACCTTGAGGGGTAAAAGCGCAGAACTTATATGGTTTACTTCTTTCCATTTAAGGGACGTTTCACTGGGTTGTCCCGCCAGTGGCGCACACGGGGCACACACAAACAACGAGAGGAACACATGAACACAATCCAAATCACAACAGTAGATGGTCCAGTAAACTATACTGAATCTGAAATTGTCCGTTACATTGAGAAAGCAAAAGGAATAGATGACCTTAACACCTTACTCAACCAGCAATACAACACTATCCGTAGTATTAAAGAGAACGTCCGTGACTTCTTTAGTGAAGTTGAATGGGAAGACGGTGAGCAAACAGTCACTAAGTCTGACGTCAATGAGTTACTCGAACGTATTGGCTCACACAAACTTACATCAAGATACGGTGGTACATTCACAATCACTGGTACTTTCCAAGTAGAAGCAGAAGATGCAGATGAAGCAGAGTCTATGTTCGTAGACAATGTAGATGTATCATTCCATGATGGTGATTACACCATTGACCAAACAGAAGTTAATGATGTAGAAGAGGACTACTAATGAGTAAAGAACTAGAAGATAAACTAAAATATGCTTCTGAAACAACACAAATAGTGTTAGATAAAATGTTAGAAGACATAGAAGAAGATAACTAATGGCAGAGTACGTACCTTATAGACCATATAAGGGTACGGCTGGATGGTCAGGCACTGATACATCTAAGGCTCGTGCTGTAGATAATGTTAAATCAGGTAGAGAAAAAAACTATCAGATAACAACATTATCATATTTAAAACTAGCAGGCATACAAGGTATGACTTGGAAAGAGTTAGCCGAAAATACAGGCTGGCATCACGGCACGACTAGTGGTGTATTATCAGTACTGCATCAGTCAGGTGCTATAGTGCGTGCTGTAAAGACACGCAACAGATGCAAGATATATGTGCATCAAGATTACAAAGATAATGTTATGCATGAAGTGTATAAGAAACGAGAAAAACTTTGCCCTCACTGTGGCAATGACATCAATGCATGACACCTGGCATGCTATGATGTGTGGGTTAGGAGTGGTGGGGTTTCGGTTCTCTCCTTGTTCCCACCCTCCTGACCTATGAACAAGGGAGAGTTATGTCAGAAGTAGAAATACCAAGAGATAAATACGGTAGACCTATGGTTGTACCACCTAAAGGTGGTAAACCTGTGCCGTATACACGAACTACTACAGTTGCAGGTTCATTAGATGATGGCACTGCATTAGTAGCATGGAAGTTACGCATGGCTGCAGCAGGATTAACACTGCGTCCTGATTTACTGTTGGCTGCAAGTGCAGCGAGAGACAACAAGTTAGAGATGGATAAGTTAGTTGAAGATGCTATGACTGCAGCAGGTGCAACAGCGCAGGCTACAATAGGTACAGCCATACATACACTGACAGAGAAACACGATAGAGGTGAAGACCTTGGCGTAATACCAGAAGATTATGTTGCAGACATACAAGCATACGCTGATGCAACTAAACACTTTAAGAATGTATTCATTGAACAGTTTTGTGTGCTAGATAAATACAAGATTGCTGGCACACCTGACCGCATAGTTGAATACAAAGGTGAGTTGTTTATCTCCGACTTAAAGACTGGTAGTATTTCCTACCCAAATAAAATTGCTATGCAGTTAGCCGTGTATGCGCACGGCCTGCCGTATAACCCTGCCACGGCAGTCCGTGGTAGTTGGGGTGGTGTCAATCAAGATAAAGGAATCATTGTCCATCTACCAGCAGGTAGTGGTAAATGTGAACTGCATTTCGTTGACATCAAACAAGGTTGGAAAGGTATAGAGTTAGCAATGAAAGTCCGTGCCTTTAGAGACACAAAGAAATCCCTAGTAACATCTATTCAAGGAGAATAAATGGCAAGTACCGAATCACCAATCAGTATCACAGTCAAATCAGTAGCAGGTTCTCTTGTTACATTACGTGCTGACACAGCAGAAGAACTAGACCAACGTGTTGCGTTGTCTATTGCTTCTCTTGCAGCGGCAACACAAGAACTAGAAGCAGCCATCCGCAATGTGCTTGCAGTCAATGCAGCAGTACCACCCAATCCACAAGTAGCAACAATTGCTACAGCATTTGGTGGAACGGTAGTAGATTCATTTGATGCACCATCTATGGGTGCAGGCTCACGCAATTGTCCTCACGGTACAATGACACGCATTCATGGACTAACAGGTAAGTTCGGTCCATACAAAGGTTACTTCTGCCCTGCCAAGCAGGGTGATATGACTAAGTGTACTACTCAGTACATCAAACAGAATCAAGCAGAGTGGAATAGTTTCCAAGCCGACCAAACAAAGGCATAAATGAAAACATTACGCCGTAGTATTGGCAAGCCTGAGGTAGGTGGGGAGCCATTAGCCCCACCATTTCAGGCGTTTCAACGTGAAGGTATTATCTTTCGCCGTGCTGAGGTATCAATAATTGCTGGTACACCAGGCGCAGGTAAGTCATCTATTGCATTACATATCGCAGCAAGACTAAAACAACCAACATTATACTTCTCTGCTGATACTAATGCACACACTATGGCAATGCGTTTGCTTGCTATGAAAGCAAAAATAAGTCAAGCACATGCAGAACACATGCTAAAAACACAACCTAAAAAGGCAGAAGAACTCTTGCGAGAGTTCTCCAATTTATACTGGTCATTCGAACCAAGCCCTACCCTTAATGATTTAGATGCAGAAGTATCTGCATTTGAAACTATGTGGGGTAGAAGTCCAACGCTTATCGTAGTAGATAACCTTATGGACATAGCAACAGATGGCGGAGAAGAGTTTGCTGCTATGCGACAGGTTATGAAAGAACTCAAGTATCTTGCAAGAGATACCAATGCGTGTGTACTAGTGTTACACCATACTAAAGAAGGTGCTCAAGGTTTTCCATGCCAGCCACGCTCAGCGTTGCAAGGTATGGTAAGTCAGGTACCTGCTATGGTGTTGACAGTAGGACAAATGATGCAGGGGCAAGACGCATACCTATGCGTAGCCCCTGTTAAAAACCGTTATGGTAAAGCAGACTTTACTGGTAACACATATGTATCATTATCATTTGACCCAGCATCTATGTACCTTGAAGATGTAGTCAGAGACTACAGACAGGTAGAGATGACAGTATGAGCAGCGCAGCAAAAGCCAAAGGTTCAGGAGCAGAGCGAGACGTAGTTAAATACCTTAAGCAATGGTTTCCTTATGTGGACAGACGTTTGGCTGGTGCTACGCTAGACAAAGGAGATATATCTGGTATCCCTGGAGTCACTATAGAGATAAAGAACCACGCCAAGATGGACTTAGCGGGTTGGACAGAAGAGTTGATAGTCGAGATGGCTAACGACAAAGCATGGACAGGCGTGGTGTGGCACAAACGTAAGGGCAGGGGAAGCCCCGAAGATTGGTACTGCACCATGCCTGGCTATGTATATGTAGATTTATTAAGGAGAGCGCTTGGACAAACCAAAGATTGAAGAGTATCTCCATTACATAGGCGCCACCGTGCCTGCTATGGGCAGCGGTTGGCGCAAGATGAAATGTCCATTCCATTCTGATTCACATGCAAGTGCAGCAGTTAACTTTGACAAGAACGCTTTCATATGCCACGGATGTGGAGTGAAAGGCGATACCTTTTCTCTTATCATGTACAAAGAAGGTGGTGATTACCGTGAGGCTGTCAAGTTCGCAACGTCAGTTCTTACTACAGGCAACACAGAGATACGCGGCAAGGATAGAAATAGCAACAGACTATCTAGCAAGCCGTCAACTCTCGGTAGAAGAGGCAAGCATCTTTCATCTGGGGGTGGTAGACGAACCGCTTCCAGGTCATGAGCCTTACAAAGGCAGGCTTGCTATTCCATACATCACGCCATCAGGCGTAGTTGATATTAGATTCCGTGGTATGAATGGCGAAGACCCTAAGTATATGGGTCTAGTAGGTGCCAAGACAACAATGTTTAACACACAGGCATGCTTTGTTGCAGACAAATACATATGCGTCACCGAAGGTGAGTTTGATTGCATCATGATGACAGTCAAAACTAATCACCCAACAGTGGGTATACCAGGGGCTAACAACTGGAAGCCACACTATGTTAAGATACTTGATGACTTTGATGTTGTTATTGTACTAGCAGATGGTGATGCAGCAGGGCTAGAGTTTGGTAAGAAAATCAGTAGAGAGTTAGGCAGTGTCAATATCATCAGCATGCCAGATGGCGAAGACGTCAATAGCATGATGATTAAACAAGGAAGCGAGTGGCTGGATGAGCGAATCAGAGAATGCGTTACCCCTGGATGATAGTTTCTGGGACCATATAGAACACATGGATTTTGCCATAGCCATACCAGTATCTGATACTAGAATGCTTGACATTATTAGCGCACTCCGTGATGTCTATGAGACTATATGTGAGGGTGAGTTGGATGAAGCCAAGATGTGCGTGACCGCATTGGCTGCCATTCTAGTAGCCAGCAAGTACGACAAGGCAGAAGAAGTATGGGAAGAGTTCTCAATCAAAGAAGCAATGCGTGACTTTGAAACCAGTATTAAGGAAATCTTGGATGAAAAACCTTGAAGATGCTAAAACAATTACACTACAATTACTAACAATTCTTTACAGAAAGCATGAAGATTACGGTCCAATGAACATAGCAGGTGCACCTGGTGGTGCTATGAATGGACTACGTGTACGCATGTATGACAAGTTGGCACGGCTATCTAACCTTGGAGATAACGACACGCCCAACTACGAAAGTATTGAAGATACCCTCATTGACCTTGCAAATTATGCCATAATCGGGTTACTAGTCCAACGCGGACAATGGGAAGGTATACCTAATGGTAAACAAAACAAAGCGGGTAGTGGTCTTAAGCGACCTTCAGATACCCTATCAACATAACAAAACCGTAGAGGCTACGCTTAAGTTTATACAAGATTATAAACCAGACGAACTATGGTGCGTGGGGGATGAACTAGATGCCCCCGAACCCAGTCGTTGGAACAAAGGCATGGCAGGTGAGTACGCAGAAACCCTGCAAGACAGTATAGATTTAACGCACGACATCATGGCTCGTTACCGCAGTGCTTTGGGTAACAAGCCATTTTACATTCAACGAAGTAATCATACTGACCGCATTGATACATACATGCGCAAGTATGCACCAGCCTTTATGTCACTCAAGTCATTAGAGATTGAGGAACTATTAGGTTACAGTAAGTTAAAGATTAATTACTTACACAAGATGCATGAACTACTACCTGGTTGGGTGATGGCACACGGTGATGAAGGCGCACTTAACCGTGCACCTGGGGCTACAGCATTAAACTTAGCCAAACGATTAGGCAAATCAGTAGTGTGTGGACACACACACCGCATAGGATTACAACATGAGACCACAGGATTTTACGGAAAAACCAGTACTTTATACGGGTTAGAGGTCGGTCACATGATGGACATTAAGCAAGCATCTTATCTTACATCAGGTGCTGCTAACTGGCAGCATGGCATTGGTATCCTAGTAGAACACAACCGCAAGGTTACACCATTTGCAGTACCAATTGTTAATGGCGAGGTCATCATTCCCTAATGACTTACATTGAAGAATATAACGAGTTAGTACAACAACTCTCATCTGAATATGCAAAGCGTTATACTATGTTAGAACGTGATGATATAGGTCAAGAGTTGTGGGTATGGTTTGTCGGTCATCCCAATAAGTACAAAGAATGGTCAGCCCTAAAACAAAAAGACCGCGACAAGTTAATTGCTAAGTCGCTGCGTAATGCAGCGCTTAAGTTTTGTGAACGAGACAAGGCTAAAAAGATTGGCTACGACACATCAGATTTATATTACTACGACACGTCAGTAGTCGAAGCATTCTTGCCATCTATCATAGGTGATACATATGAAATCCCTACAAGTATTCAAGACCTCAATGCAAAGTTTGGTACTGGTATCGCATCAGATGGTAACAATTGGTTATCATTGCGTTCAGATATAGCATCAGCCTTCTATAAATTATCAGAAGCCAAGCAGAATATACTAAGGCTGCGCTTTAGTATAGATTCACCTGACTGGGCATTACTATCCAAAGATATGGACACAACAGTAGATGGTGCACGGATGAAAGTTTCCCGTGCTCTAAACTCAGTAGTTAAAAATCTAGGTGGATGGAAGCCATACTATGACAGAGATACTAGGCCAGAACCAGAACCAGATAGCCCTATTACAGAAGATGAAGAAGAGTGAACGACCTTAGAGGTGAGCCAGCCTTTGCTTGCATTTGTGGCTGTAAAATGTTTAAAGTTATTGTCATGTGGGATGAGGAAACCAGGGCAGTTGGCTGGTATGATTTGAAACAAGAATGCATTGAGTGCGGTACATTAACTACCGCACCAACGGAGATAGACGGAGATTACTGTGCCTAACTACGACTTCAAATGTGAAACTTGCAATACAATACTTGAAGTGCAAGACCCAGCAGCACCACCATGTACTGTATGTGGCAACACAATGGTACGTATCTGGACATCTATTGCCGTAAAGTTTAACGGCAGTGGATTCTATTCAACAGGGGGATAAATGTACAAACCTAGTAACACACCTAATTGCGAGTCAACAGATACTGATTTGTTTTTTGTACCTGACGGACAAAACACATACCCAGAAGTCAAAGCACTTAAAAAGATTTGTGGGTCATGTATAGTTCAAAAAGAATGCCTTGACTATGCACTTAAGTATAATGTTATGGGTTACTGGGGTAATACAACAGAAAATCAACGCCATAAAATGCGGCGACAACTTAATATCGAACCAATACCAATGTATCTAACATACAAATAGGAGAAACTATGGAACTATATCTAAGCATAGCACTAGGCATTGTGCTAGGAGAACTAGGCAAGGAACTTCTTTATCGAATTCAGAATGCATGGTGGTCTTTTAGAAATCGCAGTAAACTTAAGCCTGACTTTTTCAATTGGGACACTGAAGAACTGTTAGACAAATAGAAAAAGACCCCCGCCAGGTAGGTTAATGTACCTGAGCGGGGGCTTCTAGTTTCTAAGTGGTATTACTTCTTGACTACACCAAACTCTTTTGCTGATGGGTCAAGTGCCTTGAGCAATGGACCGACTAAGCCAGCAACAAAGGCTGATGCCAATGTCTTAGGGTCATGTACGCCAGTCATATACAAACCTGCTGCTACTGCTGCTGCAGAACGTAGGTATGTTAAACCAATTTGCTTAATCTTTTCTTGATTCATGGGGATTCCTTTACTTTAGTTTCATCTTGATTACACGTGCTTTCACCTGTTCAGGTGTCTCTACTATTTCAAAATGCATATCATCTTTGCGAGTCTTATAAGTGTAGCCTGCGCGTAACCCATATTTCTTACAAAGAATATCTAATACCTTACGCTGTGCTTCAGTGAAGGTGTTCTCTTTACCAAGTGGATGCTTGACTGCATTAAGGTCTATAGCAGTACCAGATGAGTGGTTAGATAAATCTTCTGTCTTACCACGTACCTGACGATATGCATACGACCAGTCATCAAATGCCCCTTCTTCAAGGGGTTCTACATTAACATGAAACTCAGCAGCAAATGCTGCTAATACTGGACCACATATTTCATTGCATTGCAATTTGATTTTAGTACCATCAACAAGAAAATGTTTAATGTTAATTGCTTCTTTATCTTTAGATGCAACCCAACCATTTTGGCTATGCTCAATCGTCATCTTCATCTTCCCATTCACTAGGTTCTATATCAGGAGTTACTGGTTCCCACATTGGTTCGGGAACTATAGTTGTAAATCCCATTACTATTCCTTTGGATTACGTAACGGATAAGTAACTGCCCAAACAACAAGGGTGCCAACAATGGCATATCCCACTACTGTCTTGGCTGAGCCATCAAGGACGACCCAAGCAATACCCATACCCAGTAGGGTCCAGCACTGCTCTAACATATCTCTAAAAAAGTTCACGGCTTGCGTCTCCTTACGGTTTTAGATTCTCTACTGGCAGCACCGCCACCAGAAGAACCACCACTAGAGGGGGTTCTAGTTGTAGTTGTAGATGCTGCCATAGTTGCTGCAGTAGTAGCAATCTGTCCAACAATAACGGAGGCAACAATAATTTTTTCTGATTCTGTACGTTCTTCTACTGACATATCAGCACCAATGCTTGCAATAGCAAGCAAGGCATTGGCTGGGTCACTAAAGAGTTCTGCAATTAGTTCTGCTGGATTCTCAAGGAGAACCAAAGCAATTGCTACCTCTGCGGTAATAACTACTTCATTGCCTGCCTCATCTGTACGAACCTCAATAGGTGTATCAGGTGGCAAGTCTTGAAGAGTAATACCAGCATCTTGAATTGCTTGTGCAGTTACTGGTGCGCCTTGCGCTGCTTCTATAACTGCCTCTGCTACTATCTGTCTCTCCTGTGCAGTTGCATTAGGAGGAGCAATAGGAGGCTCAGTATGAGGTTCTTCTGGGACAATTGGGATAGTCGGTTGAGGTTCCGCTGGTTGAGGATTAGGTTCTGGCGCAGTTGGTACAGGCTCAGGGGACGGGTCTAATGGAGGTTCAGGAGCAGGTGGTTCCTCTACTGGAGCAGGAGGCTCACCAATCGAACCCTCAGGGTCAGGAATTGCAACAGGAGGTTCTTCTACAGGGGCAGGAGGTTCTTCTGCTACTGGAACAGGCTCAGGCAAAGGTTCAGGTGCTGGAGGCTCTGCTACGGGTACAGGTTGTGGTACTGGCTCAGGTTGAGGCTGAGGTTCTGGACCTGGCTCTGGCTGTGGGCTTACAACAGGTGGTTGGACCACAGGGACAGGTAGAACTGGTTCGACAACAGGGACAGGCACAGGAACGGGCGTTGGCTCAGGCTGTGGCACTGGCTGAGGAACAGGAATAGGTAATGGTATTGGGGTTGGCTGTGGCGTTGGGAGTACTGGCACTGGCGTATTGGTATCTACAGGGGATGGAGTAGGCAATGGTTCAGGTAACACAGGAGTACTGGTTGGAGAAGGTAAAGGTTCTGGAGTCTGAGTTGGCACTGGAGAAGGCAAAGGTGTTGGCACTACAGTCGGAGTTGGACTTGGCTCAACTACGGGTGTTTGACTCGGAGAAGGAGTTGGTTCGACTGAAGCAGTCGCAGTCTCTGAAGGAGACGGAGATGGCGTTGGAGTTGCGGTTGGAGAAATCGAAGGTTGAGGGGTTACAACGGGAGTGGGAGAAGGAGAAGGCTCGGGCGTTGGCGCTACAGTTGGAGTTGGAGAAGGCGTTGGAGTAGGTTCAGGAATAGGTGTTGGAGCAACACCACTATTGTAGAATCGTCCAGGTCCTGAGTAATTATCACTTATGTAAGTGGTCCATTCACCACCAAAGCCACCCTCGCAAAATAATCTTGCTATGTCACCTTTGCCATCAAAGTAAGTATTGTCAGCATCCCAACCAGTAAGTGCAGTGTGTGTTTCTCCCGCAGGATTAGCGCAGATAATTGTTACATCTCTTACCATTAACTCTGGTGGGGTTGCATAAGCAGGTGGTGCATAAAAAGAAGTGCCTACAACTATAAAGAAAGCAGCAAGTGCTCTATTCTTTCTCACATAATAAGAGATAAATCTGGTCAACTCGGGCCTCTAATCTATTGACTTGGTCTTTGACTGAACTGCCCCCGTTTGTTTTTAATTCAAATAAATAATGCTTAACCATCCATCGAACTGCTGTTGCAAATGCTGCAACAATTGCAGATAAAGATACCAATAATGCTGCCCAATCTACCGCGCTCATTATACTGTCCTAACAGTTATCTCTATGATGCCACCAAAACCATCAAAGCGTTTATCGGGCGGTGTCATACGGGTGAATGTAACTTGTTCGATTACTGCCTGTCGTGATTCTCCTGTTGTCAAGTCTTGCCAAGTCAGAA